TCATCCTTCTGCCATGTTTCTCCTGTTTTCAACTCATCATCCGGCTCGTAAAGCAGAGAAAAATATGTACCAACGTCCTCAGACTCAAGTACTCCATCTAATAATTTTTTCGCAATATCCACCTCATCAATGAATACATTGTCATCGTTTGGGTACTGCGTGCTTATGACCATTCCAAGATTGTTAATGATCTCAATCTGAGATGATCGCATTGCTTCCAACGGATACGAATCCATTCCACCAGCTTCATCAGCAACGAATGCATTCGCCAATCTGGAATCCAAGTTGTCATTACTATATGCCAGCGGTGTAAAATCACTTTCGTTAATATTGCAAGTCACTTCACTTCTTAAAATCTTAAATGCTGGATCTTCCTCATCCATCAATAAAGGACTGCTTTTCAGAATCTTTCGAACTGCAAGTTTTACCTCGGAAGACTGTGCCAGCGTTGGAGCAACAGAAAAGTATCTTCCAAATCCAACGCCTGTCAGCATTAACAATATTATGATCACTGCACAATAAAATGTTTTATGGTTTTTACGCGATATCTCTAACAGAGCTGTCGTGTAATATCTGATCTTGCAAGATGCAAAACTAACTTTGTTATCATCATAGATCTCACTTCCTTCTCTCCACATCGTACAAAGTGTTGCTGTGATCAATAACCAGGCATAATCTTCCATTGCATCATAAATGCTGCAATGAACGTCTGGATGGATCATCAGCTTTAACAAGTTACATATCTTATCAAATTCTTTTTCATCTACATAAGCATCCTCATTATAGTCATCAACAATATCCATCCATTGCTGGGCTTGTACCTTAACATAATGCGGTACCATTCCTTCTGTTTCAGAAACTGCCCATTGTGCATACTTGTATGCTCTTCCATCACGAACCATTTAAAGCCGCCAAAAGAGGATTATCTTTCTTTTCGGTTTTCTTTGGAACGGATCTTAATGCGGATGCAATCGTCATGATGTTTTCTTTCTCAATATCAAGCAACATTTTTCTCTTTGCCTGCACCTGTTTATCCAGGGAAACCAGATTTTTTTGCATCCCAAGTTCCAGGTTATAATACTCTTTCACTGTCATTTCTTCCTCATCAATCATCTTCTGATAATTTTCCTGGAGGTCAAGCAACTGCTTATAAATTGCTTCTCTTTTATCTTCAAAGTCTTTACATTCTGCATATAATTGACAATAACGATTAATTACGCTGCTATATAGATCATCATTTTTCTCTATTTTTTCAAGTAATTTTTTGATCCGCAGAAACTCTTTGTGAGCCACTGGATCATTTTTTACTTCTTTTCGTTCTTTTAATTTTTCACCAGTCAAAAGGCGCTTTTCCGCATTTTCTCGCGATTTCAACTCTCTTTTTGTCCGATGGCTCTTTCCTTCCATGCGGATCACATTCACTGGTTTTGTTGGTGTCGGCATTTTTGAGCCACCTCCTTTTGAAATGCTGATGTGGGAAATTTTTAAAAAGAAAGATGGGGCGTCGGTCTGGAGGAGGTCCATTTTTTTAAATTTTGAACCCCGGGGGG